CGGCCAGACGGGTGCGTTTGCGGTCAGCGCCAATCCCTCCCACATGCAGGAGGGGGCCAACGTCATCAAGGTCAAGGTGGTCGACGCGACCGGGCTGGAGGCGGAGATCACCCGCAATGTCACCTTAGATACCATCCCGCCGCGCATTGTTGAGGTTATCGGCGTGACCGACCGCGTGCACGTTGGGTCGCCTTTTACCATCCGCGTCAAGGTGGAGGATTGATATGATTACGCGCATTGAGGGCATGGCTGATAACCATGCCCTTGTGTTTGCCCGTAGTGAGGATGGCTACTGGACGGCGGAGGTGCCGCCAGACCTGGAGGATGGCACGTACTACGTCACCCTGCGGGCCTGGGACGCAGCAGGCAACAGCACCTATTACGCCACTGTATTGCTGACGGTGGATATAACCGGTATCCGGTTTGCGTGGCAGGATGGGGATTATCTGCCGGACTGGATGCAGGGATACAACGCGGCGTGGGGCGCGGGATATTGTGCAGATTGGGAGGGATGTTAGATGGATGGGCCAACAATCCGGCTGATGCCGGGCGAGCGTAGGCAGCAGCGCGTGCGTATCTACGGATGTGATCCGGCTGCACGGGTAATGGTGCAGCCGGCTACGTGGGAGCTGCATGATTTTTATGGAGAGGTTGTCGGGCAGGGGTCTTGCGTGGTGTCAGAGGGTAATTTACTTACGTTTATGCTGACCGTAGACAAGCCGGGACGGCACCACCTGCTGCTAACCTGCTCGATCGGGCCGGAGATTTACAAGACAACTGCGGGGGTGATCGTGTGTGATTGTCATTGAGGATGTGCAATTAACTCCCAAGCGGGTGCCCGTAGGTGGTAATTATCTGCTGCGCGTAAGAGCACGAGATAATGCGGATGTTTCCTATGCGGATACCGAGATGCTGGAGATGGCCATCGGCATGGTGGCGCAATATACACCATCTGATTACAAGGACTTCTCCGGCGTCGAGGCCGCTGTTGCCGCGGCACAAGCGCTGCTCAATGCGAAGCCCACAGTTGACCGGCAGGAGGAAGTTGACGCCGCCACAATGGCGATCTTCGACGCGATCGGCGCACTCGAATGGGCAGAGGGGCATCGTAACAACCCGATCCCGTACAAGCATCTGATGTCGGTGACCGAGGGGCTGTACTACAGCTACAACGGCCACACGTATCGATGCCTGAAATCTGCATCCAGCAGTATGATGATCCCGGGCACATCCCCGCGCTATTGGGAGGCGGTTACATGATCTACAGCCAGGCAGCAGCGGCCCATATCTACATTGGAGCTGCAATCATATTAGCGATATTGGTCACGTCGATCTTCGGCGTGGCCTTATCTATTATCTTAAATTTAAGGAGCGATCAACATGTCGAAACCCACAATCTACATCGCCGCCGGGCACGGCGGGAGCGATCCGGGCGCGGTAAACGGTAAATACATCGAAAAGGCGCTGACCCTCAAAACCGCGCTGGCTTGCCAGAATTACCTGAGAAATTACGAATGCGAGACCGTCATGGCCCGCACAACGGACAAAAGCTGCACAGTTGCTTACAAAATGGAGGAAGTCGAGCAGAAACGGCCCTCCCTCGTGCTCGAAATCCACTATAACGCCGGCGGAGGGGAGGGCTGCGAGGTCTACTACTGGCACACGCACGCGCCCTCGAAGTCACTAGCGCAAAAAGTGCTTGCTGAAATGGTGAAGCTCGGCCAAAAGAGCCGGGGGATCAAGGAGAGCAAGGCAGGCACAAGCTACAACTTCGGCATGTGCCGCCAGGCGGCCACAACGGGTATCCCCTCCATCCTCGGCGAATATGCGTTTGTAGACAACGCAAAGGATCAGGTGAAGATCAACACGGATGCAAAGCTCACGGCGGTCGGCGAAGCGTATGCGAAGGCGGCGGTCAGCTATCTTGGACTGAAGAAGAAAGCAGTGGAACCGGAGAAGCCCTCCGGGGGCGGCGGCTCTGGTGTTATCACTGTAGGCAGCACGGTCAAAGTCTCTGGCGCAAAGTATGCCACCGGCCAGACGATCCCCGGCTGGGTCAAATCCACCACGCATAAGGTGTCGGAGATCAGCGGCGATCGGGCGCTGCTTGGCCGCGACGGTGGGATTTGCAGCTGGGTGTATCTCAAAGACCTCACGCTGGTATCCGGGGGCGTTGCGAAGCCCATTGAAGTCGGCTGCCAGGTCACGATCAACAAGGGAGCGGTATATGGCGGATTGACCTCCGCGCGGGGTAGTAAGGTGCCTGCCGCTCAGCTGGCCCCCAAAAAACATACGGTCAGCAAAATCCAGGCGAATAAAGGCGTCCGGGAGGCGCTGCTCAAGGAGATTACCTCCTGGGTGGCGGTATCCTCCCTGACGCGGGTATAAGGCGGTGGAGCAATGGAGCCGGTTGTTACAGAGCTTTGCGCAGAGCGCCGCCGCACAATCGACGAGCGCTTTGCGCGCGACCTGAAAGATATCGACGACTGCAAGGCGCGGCTGAAAAAAATCGAAGAATTGACCATCCAGATGGCGGAACTGGTGAAAACGAGCCAGGAGGCAAACCAAAAAGCGCTGGACGATCATAATGATCGGCTAACGGCGCTTGAACACCGCCCGTCCATGTGGTGGGATAAGCTGCTGTCGGCAGGGATCTCCGCAGGTGTGGCGGCGTTAATCAGTCTGATCGCATCCGTGATTGTGAGGTGATAGGATGCTGGTATCAATCCCGATCATGATTATCACAGCAGTCACTTGGTTTCTGTCCAAGCTGATCTAAAACGCAAAAGCCCTCCGTCGGGCGGCGGAGGGCGAAATTTTAAAATTGGAGGAATATATATGCTGAAAAATATTAACTGGAAAGTACGGCTGAAAAGCGGCCCGTTTTGGCTGGGCGTCGCCTCGGCTGTTATCATGGCCGTGTTCTACATCCTGAATCTTTGCGGCGTGGTGACGAATGTAACCGCAAGCCAGATCATAGAGGCCGTGCAGTTGCTACTGCTAATCCCGGCATCGATTGGAATCATCAGCGACCCGACCACAAAAGGCGTGCAGGATAGCCAGCTTGCCATGACGTATGACGCGCCGAAAGCGGATAAAACGGAATGAAAATGACAAGCCTCGACTTCCTAAGAAAAGTCGAGGCTATTTTTCTCTGCTTTTGAGCGCAAATACAAATCCGAACAGAGATGATAACATGAATTTTAATAATTCAAACACACCAGTCAACAAGGCACTGCTCTTTAATCCCAAGTTGGTCAAGATGGTATCTGAGGCGTAAAAAACCATAATGAGAACAATTAAGCCCACAAGCAGATGAAAAGCCTTTTCGCGAAGCTGGAGATCCTTGACGCCCTTTAAAGCACTCAGAGCCTTTTCGTAATCCATGACTTCCTTCGATGGCATTCGAACCTCTATGTCTTCGCTGCTTTCTTTGGGCGGGATATCTTCCTCGGTTTGAATATCTGGAATGTCAACGGTTTCTTGCTTAATCTGTGTAGTCATCCTTAATGTCCTCGAACTTTAAAATCGGACTGTCTGCCTCAAAAGCTTTTCTCCATGCGCTACCATCTTGGTGAGTTAATTTAGATAAGGTGATTCCGTCTTTGAATTTATGCCTGTTCCATATGCGATTAATTGATTCGCACACGAATCGATCTGCGGCTTCGTTTATGACATATACTTCATTGTTCGCAGTTTTAGCAAACCGCGTAATTGGTTTTGCTTTAAATGTTTTGAATTCATCATATACACTTCTAAGGACAGGCCCGTATTGCCAAGTTTGAAACTCTTCGGTAAACAAAGGAGAACCCGTGCTCTGTAAGTAATCACGATAGATAAAATAAATCAGTTTTTGGAGTTTCATTGGGGAAACAGGGATGTCTTCATCAAACGACTTTTTTAATATTGTATTACTTAACGCTTGTACCGAAATCATACGTGTTCTACCTCCTTTTGATACTCCTCTGTTTCCATCCAAATCATACCATATTTTATAATCGTTTGTATATACCTTTTTTTGATTTTTTATAAATTTATCCGATTTTTTACATAAAAAGGGGAGATTAAACTGTTTTAATATATTTTTCATAAAACACACCTCCCATTTAATTATATCAGAATATAAGAACAAACGTTCTGCATAAAAGAATAATATTTACCTTTTTATATATTATTTCACCGTCTATATAATAACCGTTAAAAAGTCGAATTATGTTTTATTATATAAATTAATAAAAATAATTTTGTGTATTATTATATAAAAATAATCCCCGGGGACCGCATAATGGGTCTAGGGGATTATATTGGCGCTAGAATCAATATTATAAATCGTTGAGGATGTCGACGGCAACCTTCTGGATGTCCGGAATGACGTGGGTGTAGGTACGCAAAGTTGTTGTTAAATCAGTGTGACCCATGCGCTCGCTAACCGCAGTAAGTGGAACGCCGCGCGAAATAAGCATAGTTGCATGCGTGTGCCTCAAGTCGTGAAATCTACGCCTCCGTACCCCTGCGCGATTGCAGGCTTTGACCATATTATGCGATACGTCGTTCGGGACAATCAATCGGTTGTCGGGCGGGAGGGTGAAAACAAAATCTGACGAGACGTGCTCCTTGCGTTCCATGAGGGTCAATAGAGCCGTATCGCATAAGCGGATACGGCGAAACGAGCCGCATTTTGGGGCGCGGATTTGTATCATATCTCTAGTCTCCCCAACGAGTGATCGTCTCACTTGCAGATATCCTAAATCAAAGTCAATATCCTCCCACTTGAGAGCCAATAATTCTCCTCGGCGCATACCTGTCCTGAAAGCGATAATCACCATATCCCTAAACCAATCTGGGCGGGCGGCTTTAATCAATAAATTGATTTCCGCAAGAGTAAATGCTTCCCCCGCCGAAGCTCTGGGGCGATGCTTATAGTGGATATCAGATAAAACCTCACAACCCACCCCAAATTTCACTCCATATCGTAGCACCTGCATCAGCACTTTGTTTGCCTCAGGCGATGCGTTGTCCATAACCGGCTGAAGGAGACTGGCAGTAATGTCGCCTAGATCAGCAGATCCTATGTAAGGTAAAATATAGACATTTGCATTTCTGCTGCTAGCAATAATTGTGCTTTCACATAAATCATAAGTTCTTTTCGCGATCCACTGATCCCATAATTGCCTGTATGTCACTTTTTTCTTTCCTTTCGTGGGGGGGGCGTGGTATAATAATCACGGCCCCATGAATAATGTTTAGCCGCAATGTCAGGGCCTGCGCCGTTTGCTTTTGTGGTGATTAGCAAGCGGCGTTGTCATTTATCTCGATTTCGATTGGCTCCGGGCAATCCTCCTTATCTGCAAAAATTGCAATACGCATCTCGCGAACCGGATTTTTGATCGGACTACGTTTAACGCTCGCGTGGAGAATCAACTCCACAAAATGCCGAGAACCACATGTGATATCATCGCCTGCATATTTAAGATAAGCGCGAACAAGGTGTTTTCCGTTTAAAGACTTATCGTTTAGTCTTAGGATTCGGTCAAAATTTAGTTCGACCGCTTCTTTGAGGGTCTCACCCTCAATGCGATTACTTGTAGATAAATTGCGATATCCGGCAGTGTCAACTTTCCATTGTTTCATGATCTTGTCCTCCTTTTATTTTGCAAAATCTCATGTGGCTGATATCAAGTTTAAATTAAGAAAAAACTTAAAAGTGGAGGCCTCGCTCCCGTTATCGATTTGATTGCGCGCGAAGTCGTTGATCCAAGACGATCGTGCGAACCTGAGTTGCCGCAAGATAGCGTTGTATTGACAAATTAATGAGATCACATCCTCGCCATTATATGGGCCTCCATTCGCGATGTATGTCTGCATGGCCTTATCTATATCGGCGATGCGTTTATCGTACAGGCTACCCCAGTCATCATCTGTGTACTCCTCCGTTGGCTTGGGGATCGACTGCCAGATGTTGCTCATGATTACGCCGAGTGGATCATCGCAATAGCGTAATATATTGCAGGTTAGCTGCGGGTTGTCGTAGATACTCCTGTGTAGATAATTCTTGTCGATCATGTACATTTCTCCTTTTTAATAAATTATCATTATCGACGCGCTTTTAAGCTGCGACGAAATCGCCAGATAAGTTGTCAACATATCCAATTTTGATTTCGCGCTTGCAATTCCAGGCGTTGGTATAAATACGAGTGCTCACATAGGTGCGGTTACGACCACCCTTGACCCAATCATTTGCAATAACGCGGTAGTTCCACTTGGATTCTTTTCCAGCCTCTTCGGCGGACATCATAGCTTTTTCGAGCGCCCACGCGGACCTGAGCGCCACAGACATACTCACATCGTAGGTCTTTTTAAGGTTCCAGGCGTTTCTCATAATGTTGCTTAGATCGTATTTCATTTTTACTTCCTCCGTATCTCTTATCTTGTTTATATTATATCGCTAACGATTATTAATGTCAACTGTTTTTGATATAAAAATCAATTAAATATAACACAAATATCAATCGGAATAATTGTGCAACATGTCAATAAGAGTTGACAAAATAGCGGCAGGTGATATAATAAGAATGAGATAGGAGGGATGGTGATGGATATCCGCAAAGGATTTAAGCGGATGCAGTTTGAAAGGGACATGTCGCAAACGCAGGTCGGAGAAAAACTAGGCATGTCTGGAGCCAATGCAAGCAGGTATTTTTCCCGAAAAGATTTTAGAATATACGATGATATTATCCGCGTTGCAGATGCAATGGGATATGACGTAAAGCTCTGTTTTGTGGATAGAGAGACAGGCAAAGAGATCGAGTGTGATTGATTCTTTTTTTGTCGCGCGCGGCGCGTGGATTGAAATGGGTGAAGGTCTGGGGCAGAAAGATATTGGACACTCCAACGCGCGTAAAAAAAGCCCCTCTGTGGCATACTGCATATGAGGTGATCTTTATGGCAGTATCCCATAGAGGGGCAATATCTTTTGGCCTTGTGCATATCCCTGTTGGATTGTACACGGCCACTCAGGACAATGATATCCATTTTAATCAGCTCTGCAAGGATGACCATAGCCGCGTCCGTTACAAAAAAGTGTGTGCAAGCTGCGGCAAAGAGGTCAAAAATACTGATATCGTCAAGGGGTTTGAGTACGGCGATGGGAAATATGTCGTTGTAACTGACGAGGATTTTGAAAAAATCAAAACCGAAAAGGATAAAAGCATCCAGATCATGCAATTTGCAGACTTGTCCACGATCCGGCCGATCTACTATGACAAAACGTATCACGCTCTGCCGGAGACGGGCGGCGAAAAAGCGTTTGAGCTGCTGCGCCGCGCCATGCACGACGAGCAGAAGGTAGCCGTTGCAAAAACGGTGATGGGAAACAAGGAGACGCTGCTCGCCTTGATCCCCACAGATGACGGCATACTAATCGAGACCATGTTTTTTGCGGACGAAATTAAGGATAAGCCCAAAGATGTGCCGCGCCCCGATGTGAGCGAGGCGGAATTGTCGATGGCAAAGCAGTTGATCGGCACGATGGTTAAGCCATTTGAGCCTGCCGCGTATAAGGACGAGTATCAGGAGCGGCTAAAAGCGCTGATCGAGCAAAAAATTGCAGGAAAAGAAATTGTTGCCCCGGCCCCGGAAAACGAGGGCAACATTATCAGTCTGGAGGAGGCATTGCTCGCCTCCCTGAACCAAAACAAACCCAAAAAGTCGCGTAAGAGCAGGGGCGCATGATGGATTTGTTTGAGCAAAAAAATATCCACCCCATGCTGATAGGGGCGGACGGTGAACCATTTGACAGTCCCGATTATATCTATGAGCTAAAGCTCGATGGGGAGAGGTGCGTTGCATATCTCGACCCCAGAGAGGGGACGGAACTGCGCAACAAACGCAATGTAAAAATGCTCCCCAAGGTGCCGGAACTGGCGGAACTACACAAGCAGGTCAAAAAACGCTGCATCTTGGACGGAGAGTTGTTGATCATCAAAGACGGCAAACCGAATTTTGCCGAAATCCAGCGGCGCAGCCTCATGAACAACCAGTTTAAAATACGGCTGGCGGCGCGTCAGTTCCCAGCGACTTTTGTTGCGTTTGACTGCCTTTATCTTGACGGGGAGGATATAACAACTCATAAGCTCACTAATCGCAAGGACGCATTGCGTAAAACGATCAAAGAGGGCGGCAGAATTGCTCTTTCCCGCGTCGTGGAGGGACAGGGCACGGAATTTTACCACCTTGCGGAAAAACATGATTTAGAGGGCATTGTAGCCAAAAGAAAGGATAGCATTTACATCCAGGACAAACGAACAAAGGACTGGATTAAGATAAAAAATCTGAAAGATGATGATTTTGTTGTTTGCGGCTACATCCGCAAGGATAACCATATGACCAGTATCGTTTTGGGCCAGTATCAGGACGGTGAAATGGTATACAAAGGCCATGTAACACTCGGCGTAGGCGGTAAGCCCTTCGCGCGGATCGCGGAGCAGCCGGAAACAGACGCGCCGCCCTTCCCGGTGCCAGTGGGTAACGAGAATGCGGTTTGGCTGCGGCCGGAACTGGTCTGCACGGTCAAATTTATGGAGCGGACAGCGAGCGGGGGAATGCGCCAGCCGGTGTTTAAAGGGCTGAGAGACGAGAAAATAGCGGAAGAATGCCGGGTATCGGAGTGGGGTGCGACCTACAATATAGCATAAATGCCCGTAACTACGTTAGATTTAATGCTTGTTGACTTGCATTTGACTTGCATTACCCAGATAATCGTTAAGCTTGTCCACTGATCTTATTTTAAATTTGGTGTCCAGATGCGTATAAATACCAAGCGTTGTTTTTATGTCTGAGTGCCCAAGCAGATCTTTTGCTGTCAGCACATCCACACCCGCCATATAGAGCATCGTGGCGTATGTGCGCCGCAACCAATGCGCCGTGAAATGGGGGATGGTTAAAAGGCTTGATTTCCCGACTTTTGGAGAACCGAACTTTTTATCAATTTCCCTTAGATAATCATCCCACATAACGCGCCAGGAGCTTTCTGACACAATTTGCCCAGTCGCGGACGGGAATACCAATAAACTTGATTTAGGCTGATCTGATAAGTAGACCGCCAGAATTTCCGGAATTGATATCACACGCATCCCCGCGTTTGTTTTGGTGGATGCCTTGACGTGCGGAACACCATCATGAAATTCGACCGATTTATTTACCGTTACAGTGCGATCAGCCAAGTTTATATCAGGCCACGTAAGAGCAAGTAATTCGCCGCGCCGCAATCCAGTGTACATCATTATTACGGCCGCAAGCTGCATTTTATGAGGCGTGTTTAATATCCAGCCTTGCTCCTCTTCTGTTAAGGCTCGCCTGTGGCTTTGCGGGGCATTCTTGGGGATAACCACAGCATCAGCAGGGTTATAATCTAAAACGCGATTTGTGATCGCCAAGCGGAATATTTGCGAAGCCGTTAGCTTGATATCGCCTAAAGTCTTTTTTGAGGTAGGCTTACCGGTATGCGGGTTCTCGGCTGCCAGAGCGTCAACGATTTCTTGTATGTCATAGGTTTTAATATCGGATATGCGCAATCCATGCAGATTTTCCAAGCGTTTTATATACCCCTCATAAGACCTGACCTGAGAAAAAGATATATCCGCTTCTTTGTATTTAATCCAGCGTTTTGCCCAGTCCCCGAACGTATCGCGCTCTGCTGTCACGTCGATCCCTTTGCGCAGAGCAAGCTTAACCTGTAGGGCCGCTTCGTCGGCCTCTTTTTGTGTGTTGCCGTACACGGTTTTATATTTTCGTTTACCATCCACCATCCCCAGATATACCTGCACGGCGATCCTTCCATCTGCACGGCGCTTATTTTGCTTTCGAGGCATTTCATCACTCCCAAATTATATATTTAATAATTATGCAAAGATAACCTATGATAAAATAGCCCTCCCTTCTATATAACGAAAAAAAACGTCAAATGTTGCACTTGATTGAGAAAATATTTTTTGATTTTGCTTTTTTCTCCGTTTTGTACAAATTGCCTAAAGAATATTCTTGCATGTTTTTTTCGCTTGGTCAAATCGTTTTGACCAAAATTCACAAAATATGTGCTAAAATTTAGTTAGTGGTTACTCTTCACAGTTAGGCGTAAATTAAGGGAAAATTAGCAACAATAGACACGAGGTGTCTATTGTTGTGAAATACAAAGTAACCGTATTGCTAAAGCCATACAGAGAGCAAAACGCAATGACAGTGCGAATGTTGGAAGCAAAGGCAGGAGTAAGCAAGACACAAATCGTCAATATTGAGAATGGAAGCAATCTGCCGACGCTTCCCACCCTATGCAAACTTGCCGCCGCGTTAAAAGTCAACCCGCATGATATGTTGATTTTTGAAACGGAAAAAGATCAAGTTGACGAGCAAGCAAAGGAGTGATAATATATAAACGAACGTCGGGCTGACGATATCCGCTTTCCCAACTATATACCGTTTTATCAGATACAGATATACCTTTTTTTTGTAGTAGTAATACAACTTCTTTCACGCTCAGGCCAGCTTCTTTTCTTTTTTTCTTCAATACTGAATATACAGATGTTTCCAATATAAATCACCTCTTTGTGTATTAAGTATAAGTCTAATAGAATCTAAAGTCAAGAATAAATTCTGCTAAAAGTAGAAAAACTTATTGGAAATCTATTGACATTCTACTTTAAGCAGGATATAATGCAGATAGATTCCGCGTAAAGTAGAAATGAGGTGAAAAAATGAACGTGTGTGAATCATTAAAAGCGATTATCAAAGGCAGGGGCATTACATACGCGCACTTATCCAGAGAAACTGGAATTCCAATTGATGCAATTTCTAGTTCTTTAAATGGAAAGCGAAACCTAAAAGCGGATGAATTTATTGCAATCTGTAGTGCTGCGGGCATCAATATGCAAAGCTTTAGAAAAAATCTAAACAAGCCGCCAAAAGCATCATCTCGGCTGAACTGAAAGAACGGATTCAATCAACAAGCATATTAGAAAGGATTTTTGCTATGAACAAGAAGAAAACCCACATAACGTGTCCGATATGTGGGAATGAAAGTTATCAATCCGCTAAGCAGTGCCGCCATTGCGGAACTATGTTTGACCGCAGAACCCCGTTCCAAAAATTCATTTCTAAATTACGGATTTTCAAACGGATAAATGATCTGGAACTTAAGAGTAAACAACAAGCGGCAGTAATAATGAAGTTATGTAAAGATGAAAGTTTTTATATTAAAAAGAAGCAATAAAATCATCTGGATTTGGAAACTGACTCTTAATAATATTGGATAATCTTGTTAGCAAATCACCGTAATCAGAGAAGCCTAGTACAAGATCATTTTTAAAAGTATTTGGAATAACTTGTAAAATTGTAGCTGGTCCATCTGAATTCGATTTAACGATTAACGCAACAAACATATTCTCTTTAGGAAATTCCGCATAATAACTATTTTCGGTATCGAAATAGAAGCTAGGAACATTTTGATATAGCTTGTCAGCCAATGATTCTCGGCATAAATGAATTCCACGGCACAACTCCATATTGCTATCCAAATACTTCCACTTTATTTGTTGCTCTTTACTTTTTTTAATTAAGCTCTGAAGAAATATTTCGTATCGAAGCTCTCTCATAACTAAATCTCCCTTTCCTTTTGTAGTTGTCCAGATAACTCGGCCATTTGCCTTGCAACTTTAGAAAAATTTATTTTAATAAAGTCTTTTTTGAGGTATCGAATAAGCAGAAACAGCTTGATTTTTTCATGTATAGAAAGTACGTGACCAAAACAAGACTTATAAGCTATTAACTGCTCGATTATATCTCCAACAGTTCCTTTATTGTGTTCATCGTTTTCAATAATTTCACGAAACCCTTTGAACTTCAATGCATAATTCTTTCTCTTCTTATTATAATCTTGAGCTTCTCTGAACTTTTTAAGCGTTTTATCTATACTATTCGTCTTTAATAAAGTATATACAGTCAAGGCAAAACCGACAATGCCCAATAAGGTATTAAACGCAGAAACGATCGGTGCTTGAAAGAAGGCTACGAAATGTTCAATCGTCACCACCCCCCTAAGATCGACTTCATTTTACCATATACAGGTTATTAATGTAAACCATATTTTTTTAGAAGCACTTAAATCTAAAGCATCATAAAGCAAAGAAAGGAGGCAAAATAAAAGTCATGAACCGAACAACTCCATTTAAAAATTGGAATACCGTCCCGTTGTTGTTCGGTCTACATACCGCATCCATTGTGTTTGACACAGCAGAAGAAACGCTGAAAAGACTGGCAGCGAAAGGAGAAGTTCCCGCAAAAAAGATGGGCGGAAAATGGATGTTTGAAAAAACGCGGGTGATGGAGTATTTCGGCATTAAGTCAACTGACAGCGAAAGGATCCGAGACTTGGAAAAGGAGGTTGACTATTTACGCCGGATCATCTGCGAATCAATTGAAAGGAGAGATGCAATTTGAAAGGGAAATGCGGCGAACCGAATTGCCCCAATGTCGTTTATCGTCGTGGACTATGCCGAAGGCATTGGGAAGCAATCAGGGAAGCGGAACGTCGTGCTTATGAGGAAGCGCAACGTCAAAAGGAAGAAGATAATCAGCGCGTTTTACGAGAAATGGAACGAAAATCCGCATGGCGGGAGCATCTTCCGCCGGTCGTACATACCTCACAGGAAGAGCTTGACGCAAGAGCGTTATACTACGGCAACCGCGAGCGGGAGATTTTTCGGCGCGGAAGGGCGTTGAGGCGTTGACGTGAAACGTTATAAACATGGCCAAATGGTGGCGTGTATGAAACCGCCCGTGTAATGAATACCCTTACAGCAAACCGCCAAAACCAAAAAGCTACACACCTGAATTGACAGTGAAAGAGGAGAACACCTATGAAACAATATAAAGTAACAATCACCAACGGCGATTACCCGCTATCTTACACCTGTGACGCGATCTCAGATGCATTTGAATGCCTGAGGACGCTTGAAAGTTGGGCGCCCGAGCGGATTGCATTTAATTGGGACGATCTGATGGATAGCCTCGTACAGATGCGCAGAAAAGAAATGTTAGAGGTTGAATACAGAGGTTGCGTGATCACCGCACCTGAGGAGGAGGATTGATGCCCATCTGGCTAGAAGCTGCCCTAGGCTTTGCCGCTATCGCGCTGGTAGCAATAGCGTGCTGGCGGGAGGAGAAGCTGGTGGAGTGGGAGAGTAGGGTGACCAAAAAGATAAAACGGAGGAGAAAGGAAGAATCATCATGGAAAAGAAAAAGTTTGACCGGGAAGAGGCCATAAACCTGATCGCAAGTGGGGAGATGGACAGGTTATTAGATTTTAATCTGCGCGGAGCCGACCTGCACAGAGCCAATCTGTGCGAAGCTGACCTGTGCGGAGCCAATCTGCGCGGAGCCGACCTGCACAGAGCCAATCTGTGCGAAGCTGACCTGCACAGAGCCAATCTGTGCGAAGCTGACCTGCGCGGAGCTAACATCGATTACGCCTGTTGGCCGCTATGGTGCGGGAGTCTGGGCGTTAAAGTGGACGTCAGTATAGCGCGGCAGCTTGCGTACCATTTGTGCGCGCTGGACTGTGATGATCCAGAGTACATCAAGGCGCGGAATGCGTTGCTGCCGTTTGCCAACCAGTTCCACCGGGTGCAGGAGTGCGGGATATTGGAGCTAATCGAAGCAAAATAATAAAGCCGCTTCCCGACTGCCATCGGAAAAGCGGCAAACACAATAAAACCATTCTTAGTATATGGGACAATCGGAGGAATGTCAAATGCAAATTGATTTGAGCCAATTATTTATCACTATGCCTGCATGTTACGGAAAACTGGATCAAGGCGTGAACTACACGATCCAGCAGGTTTTAGACTATATCGACGAATTAGGGGATCAGATTTCCGAAATGGAAGCCGAACGTGAACTCCTTCAGGATGAAATTTCGGATATAAAAGATCAGGTTTCCATGTATTACCGACCTGCCTCTCCATATGAGATCACGGGGTTAAGAGAATCGGATTTCCATTGAGGTGTCATTATGAAAGATATCAGACCGCTTCGGGCAGATGAAGTTGACCTTCGCATGAAGGGTTGTGTGGAAGGTAAGGCACAATATTTGCTATATGTTGATAGCCGGGCTTGCCGGAGAATCTTGGACGAAACCTTTGGAGTGCTTGGCTGGCAGGATACATATACGGAGATCAAAGGCGCTCTGTATTGCACAATAGAGGTGTGGGATGACGAGTATAAACATTGGGTGGCGAAACAGGACTGCGGCGTTGCGTCCTACGCCGAGAAAGTCAAGGGCGAGGCGAGCGATGCTTTCAAAAGAGCGTGTTTCAGCCTTGGGATCGGCCGGGAGTTGTATACGAAAATTCCAATTTGGATCAAAATTGATACCGTAGAGCAGAAAAGCAATGACGGAAAATCAAAACATGTGCCAAAGAACAGATATATTTCGTTCACTGTTTCCCGCTTGGAAGTAAACCGCAATACAGGAAAGATCAAATATCTATGCATTGTCGATAAGAATAACGAGCGAGTTTTTGAATGGGGATTTAGTGATGATCCTTACATTGACGAAGAGACAGAGCAAACCCGAAGAGGGTTGTTGCTTTATTGCGAAGAGTATGAAGAAATTACTGGAACCCCTTACGAAAAAGCATTCCGCGCTGTCATGCGTAAACACCCTAAAAATATTGAAGGCTATGTAAAAGCTATATTGGAAATGAAAGAACGGATTAAGAAAGAAAAAGCAAAGAAAGAAGAGGCCGATAGGCAAGAGTGTGAAGGGCTATGACTGAAATCAAGTACACGGAATCTGAGTGGCGGCAGGATAAGAGAGGGACATGGCTGTCCATCTTAGTAGACAGTCCGGAAACTGCAAAGCAATATTGCGAGAATCAGGAGCCAGGTAAAAAGTATGTTGCGGAATTAAAGGAATATCGAAAAAAACGATCCCTTGATGCAAACGCCTATTGCTGGGTATTGATCGGGCAGCTTGCCGCCAAGCTGCGCATCACTCCGTTGGAGGTATACCGGGAAGCCATCCGTGCAATTGGAGGGAACTACTACGTCACCCCCATCAAAAATGATGCTGTGCCGCGTTACCGGCAGATCTGGGAGGCACATGGGCTCGGCTGGATCTGCGAGGAGATGGGCGACAGCAAGCTTGACGGATACACAAACGTCATATCATACTACGGATCCAGCGAATACGACACGCGGCAAATGTCACGATTGATTGACTTGATTGTGATGGAGTGCAAGGAACAGGGGATCGAAACAATGACACCGAGAGAACTCGCTTTACTGAAAGAAGGCTGGAAAAATGGATGAACGTGTCTGTTGGCTTTGTGGGAGAAACGGCAACGGCGATCCACTGGAATGCCATCACATCTTCGGCGGGGCTATGCGGAAGAAAAGCGAAAAATACGGCTTGAAGGTTTATCTGTGCGGGGATCGCTGCCATAGGAACGGGACGAAATCAGTACATAGGAACTCCGAAACAATGCTTTCACTCCATCAATGGGGTCAAAGAAAAGCAATGATGAAAAACAACTGGACGATTGAAGAATTCAGACAGGAATTTCACAAAAATTATTTGGAGGACGAAGCATGATTAATAACGTTGTCATTATGGGTCGCCTGACAAAAGACCCGGAACTGAAAACCACACAATCAGGCCTATCCGTCGTTTCCTTCACAGTTGCGGTAGACCGCAACTGTCAGAAGGATGGGGAGCGTCGGGCGGATTTTTTGAATGTGGTTGCATGGAGGCAGACAGCAGAGTTTGTGGAGAAATACTTCGCGAAAGGCTCCATGATTGCCATTCAGGGATCAATTCAAACGCGAAAATATGAAGATAAAAGCGGGAATAAACGGACGGCAGTTGAAATTGTGGCGGATAACGTAAGCTTCTGCGGATCCAAAATCGGAAGCGGAAAGCCAAATCTAAATGTGTCCAATGATGATTTTGAAGAAATCGGAAACGATGATCTTCCTTTTTGAAGGAGGAATGGACCATGAATATCGACATTACCGAGTATATCCCTTATGGGCGCAAAAATGCCGTTTCTCGCCACGAACTGCAAAGACGTACCGGTTTACCGGATCGCACGGTTAGGGCGCTTATAGAGGACGCTAGGAGAAAAGGAGCGCACATTCTATCATCCAGTGCGGATAAAGGTTACTGGAAAAGCAACAATGTAGGAGAAATAAAAGAATTTCTGCGGGAAAGCGACGGGAGAATTAGAAAAACAGCACAGACTGTGGAAGCGCTGCGGAGGTATGTTGCAGAGCAGGAAGGAGAGGACGTTGTGCCGGTAAGAGCACATTTTCGACATTTGCAGAAACCAAAGATGCCGAAAGAACAGATTACATTTTAGGGGGGGCTGAGTTTGGCGGAACGAAGGATGTTCAGCCTAAAGGTTATTGATACCGATGCATTTTTAGATATGCCAATCTCTTCAAGGCTCCTTTATTACGAGCTTTCTATTAGAGCGGATGACGACGGTTTCATATCTTCACCTAAAAAAATCACACGAATGGTTGGATGCAGTGAAGATGATTTGAAAATGCTGATTATGAAACAATTCATCATCCCTTTCACAAGCGGAGTGTGTGTTATTCGGGATTGGAGAATCCACAATTACATCCAAAAAGATAGGTATCATGAAACGCAGTATGTTGACGAAAAATCACAACTCATCCTTGAGAAAAACGGGATGTATACAAAGCGTGTACACGATGTGTACAAAATGGATACCGAGGTTAGGTTAGAGTTAGGTAAGGATAGGTTAGAGATAGGAGAGGATAGGGGTGTGGGGGAAGGAACGCCGCCCAAGGCGGCTGACAGTTTCCCATATGACGATTACCGTAAAGCATTCATTGATTGCTGCCCTTCTCTTCCAAAGCCAAATGCTATTGATAAGTGGACTGCAAACCGGAAGAAAGCCCTACGTGCTAAAAAAATATCGGTAGATGAATTTCGTGATGTCTGCAAAAAAATAGAGCGAAGCGAATTTCTCACCGGGCGCGACGGGAAATGGCATGGCTGTTCTTTCGACTGGATTTTAAAGCCCGCAAATTGGCAAAAGATCACAGAAGGAAACTACGAGAACAAAAATCACCCTATCCGGCAAGTAGAATCGGGCGATAGAGAACCCTCGTATGATCTTGATGAATACATGAATAACGCGCTTCACACGTCGATTTCATACCAGAAACGGGGTGAAGAGAATGAATGAGCCTATCGGGTATGAGGCCATTATCTTGGAGCTCAGAACTTCGTTTAAGGCGTATTGTGAATTATACGGCCATAATGTAGCAAAGCGAGCGGTAAGGCAAGTTTATATGGAGGTTTTCAAAAGTGAACAAGTATCACGCGCAGAAGACGCTTCTGGAGGGAATAAAGTTTGACAGCAGGCATGAAGCGGAACGATACGCGGAATTAAAACTACTCCAGCGAGCTGGGAAAATCCGTAATCTCAGATGCCAAGTTCCGTTTGAGCTTGTCCCTAAGCAAGACGGCGAAAGGGCGGTTAAATACATAGCCGACTTTGTGTATGAAGAGAACGGTAGCATGGTGGTAGAAGACGCGAAAGGATTCCGCCCCAAAGATTACATCATTAAGCGAAAGCTTATGCTTTGGGTGCTTGGGATAAGAGTACGTGAAGTATGAAATTATCTACAGAATCAATCGTCAAAGACAATCCCTATGGATACACACTGAACATCAACCATCCTGCGGTATATCCCCTGTACATGCGGTACAAACGGTGGAAGGGGATCCCTGTTTGGTGCCCGATGTCGGATGGCGAGCGGATAGAGTTTGAAGGGTATTTGACAGGGAGGGAATCTGGATGAGGCAGCTAACGCACCTGTCCCTGTTTTCGGGGATCGGAGGGCTTGATCTGGCAGCCGAGAGGGCCGGATTCCGCACGGTTGGACAATGCGAATTTGCAGACTATCCGTATCAGGTGCTGTGCCGGCATTGGCCGGACGTGCCCAAGTGGCGGGATATATGCACGCTGAGTGGAGGTGATTTTTGTGACCGGACAGGGCTGCGAACAGTTGACGTTCTTTCAGGAGGGTTCCCCTGTCAACCGTTCTCCGTCGCCGGGAAGCGAAGAGGCACGGAGGATGACCGTTACCTCTGGCCGGAAATGCTTAGAGTTATCAAAGAGCTGCGGCCTGCTTGGGTTGTTGGAGAAAACGTTGCTGGAATCATCAATATGGCGCTCGACCAGGTGCTATCTGACTTGGAGGCCCAAGGCTACGAAACAAGGACGTTTGTTATTCCAGCTTGCGGTGTCGATGCCCCGCACCGCAGAGACAGGGTCGCAATTATTTCCTACAATAACGCAATTCGACGTAGCGTGCGGGGATCTGAAAGGAAAAGAATATACAGGGACAAAACACGCAATGAAACTGATTCAGGAGGTTCAGATGTGGCCGACGCCGAGCGCATCGGACTGCGGAAGAACAGCAATCAATCCGCATATAACGAAAAACGGGACGGTCCGGCATATGGGAAAAAGCGGAAAACAAAGCTATGCGAGGCTGGATGCGGTAGCAGCGCTGTTTCCAACCCCGCAGGCACGGGATTTCAGAACCGGACATCAGGAGCGTTTTTTCGACCCGAAGAGGAGCAAAAACCTGAAAGATCAGATTGGTGGCCAATTGAACCCGACGTGGGTAGAGTGGCTCATGGGATTCCCCACAGGGTGGACAGACTTAGATGCTTAGGAAATGCGGTAGTTCCAGCACAGTTCTATCCGATTTTTAAGGGAATTGCGGAATTGTTTGGAAGGGAGGTGCAAAAATGAAATGGAAAATCCGCTACATGGCGTATAGCGCCATATATACCGCCCGTATCCACGCCAATGCGATGTGCCGGTTGAGATTCCTGGCAATCAAGGCCATTGCAAAGCCGGAATACTGGCCGTTACATTACAAATGGTGCCCTACATGCAAATATCGCTGTTTGCAGCGAGCGGGAATTTATGAGCGAGCACGCGATGCATTGGCAAAATACGGAATATACATTCCAGCATCGCCAACAGAAACGGAGATAAGGGAGTGATATTATGGCCGAGAGGCACTTTTGGGAATCAAGGAGGTGAAGGGGTAGAGATGGCGAAATTTTTTATGGACGGAAAAGTCTATGATGCCGATCAAGCCGATGAGCGTTTATTTGGGGAGGTAGAGCGGGCATGAATGCAGCTCTTTTAAGCAGCAAAAAAATGAATTGGTGCACGCCGCAAGACGTATTCGGCAAGCTGAACGATGAATTTGGATTTGTACTGGATGCGGCCGCAAGCGATAGAAACGCAAAATGCCCGATTTATTACACGCCGGAAATAGACGGGCTATCGCAAAGTTGGAATCAGGGCGGCGCGGTTTTTTGCAATCCACCTTACGGACGCGAGATCGGCAAGTGGGTTAAAAAGGCTTATGAAGAAGCGCGATGGGGATATCCGATCGTTTTACTTATCCCGGCGCGTACGGACACGGCATATTTTCACGATTACATCAACGGGAAAGCAGAAATCCGATTCGTGCGCGGGCGGATTCGTTTCACGGACGATGACGGGAACGCCTGCGATTCCGCTCCATTTCCATCAATGATAGTGATATACAATAGGGGTGAGACTTTGGATGATATTGCGCGAACTGCACACAACCGAGATTGACTGTTGGATAAAGGAACATCACTATTTGCATTCTACCCCTGCTGGTGCCGTCCAACGCCTGTCCGTCTTAAACTACCGCCAGATAAGCCGCAATGCCCGGATGAACGGTGTGTATGGCTGCTGGATGGTGGGCTGTGTCCGTTTAAACGTTGTGTGAGGAGGGATGGG